ATTGGCCCCATGGGATGCGGGAAGGCTTACCGTTGTTACGGCTCGGCGGTCGGCCCGATTGGGCCGTAGAACTTCCCCCGACATCACCCGGGATCCCATGTCGCCGAACGCGTCGGTAAACGCGATAGTGAACGCGCTGATCACGTCTTCGAACTGGTGCGGGCCGATGCCCGACGCGATCATGCGCCGACCCTCGGGCGAGTCGGGGAAGACATGCAGAAGCCCAGCATGCAGGATATCGATCAGCAACGCGATGATGGGGCGGTCCATGCGGACCTCGCCCCGCTCGTCGGTGATCGAGTCCTGCATCTGGGCCAAAGAGCCGAACTGCTTTTCGATTTTCTCCAGGCTGAGCATCGAGTAGATGAGTTCGTATCTCTCCTCGCCCACGGCGATCCACTGGCCGGACGTGTTCGACGTGGTAGGCGAACCGTGCTCGGTCGGGGTGGTAGTCGTGGGATCGGCGGAATCAAACTCCGCAGTAGGTCGGCCGGGATCGGACATGGGGGTATTCCCCTCTCTGGCGTGTTGGGTCGGGCTCCGACCCAGCTCACGTGTCCGATCAGGCGGACGAGTCGGGAGCCCAAGCAGCGGGCGGAGTGTAGGTCGGCACGATGGTGATGCCCAACCAGTCACTCGTGCCGACCGGCGGAACGATGTTGATCTCGGCGCTGACGATCTTGTAGTCGTCCTCGGCCGCGCCGATCTCGGGGAACTTAGACAGCGAGCAGCGAGTCATGCTGAACAGCACCGCGCCACCGGGCGCGTCCTGGGTCGCCGAAGCCACCCGCATACCGAACGGCTGGGGGAACGCGGTGATCGGAAGCTGCCACCCCATGCCCGCGTAGGGCAGGGTGTCGGAGGCCGGAGCCGCGCCACCGAGCATGACCTGGAGGTTCATCAGGGAGAGCTTCGCGTGCTCGAACTTCGCCGTGACCTTCTTGATGGTCGACTGCGAGTCGATCAGCCGGTTGTCACCACGGAGTTCCTTGGTCTCCATGTCGCCGCTGATCTCGAACGACTTGATGCCAGGGACGTCGAACCACTCGCCGAAGGTGGCGGCTGCACCGGCCGTGTCGGTGAGTAGGGCCGCGATCTGTGCGTGCTGCACGGCGTAGACCTTGGTGATGCCTTGGCTTGCTAGGGGGGTAGCCACCTGCTGCTCCGGGGTTTCTGTGGTAGTCATCTACGGATCCTCTCACGTGCCGCTGGGGCGTCCAGCAGCCGATCCACTTGAAGCGTGACGATCGTTCTGCGCAGATTGGTCTGCGCTTGATCGGTCTGGGTCGAACGTGTGAGGATCATCACTCCGTAGACGACGCTAACCCAGGTGGGTAGCTTCGATTGCTGCAGAGCGAAGCAGACGAGATCCTCCAGATCGGGGTTCTCGGTTCTAGTACCATCAGCCGCGCGCAGCCCCTGGTAGATGTCTACCTGGACCTGCTCACGGATCGTCAGTTCACTGCTTACGTCGGTGTCGCCCATCGGAACCACGTTCCAGGCTACCCCTTCGGTGATCACACAGAAGGGCAACACCGCCTTGGGTGGAGCCATGTCGCGGTACGCGGACACGCCGAGGCCGAGCGACTCGATCACGCTCTTGATCGCCCCGGCTAGTGTCACGTTCGGTGCCATTAATACGGCCCCCATCTCGCGTACCAGATGCAGTACAGAATCATCCCACCAAATAGGAGGATCCCGAACACATCTTTCATCTCAAGCCCTGGATCATTTCTCTCTCGTAATGCGCCTGTGCCGCAGCCAACCCCGGACGTAGGAACGGCTGAGCCCGCATAAATCGCGTGCCAAACTCCACAAACGGTGCATACGGCACATCATCGAACAGAACCATCTGTACGTCGGAATGCGCCTCCCCGGTATCCAGGTCGGTCTGCACCCCGTTTCGCAGCCGTCCGGTGTCGACCGGACAGCGTGCCTTGGCCTCGCGCTCGGCGAGTTCGGCTAGCCGCCCCATGTTCGCCCGCAGCCCGGAATCCCAGTCATCCAACGCTCGTACTACCGCGTCGCGCCACTGGGCCTCGTTCTCCCACGCGATGTGCGCGGGCATCAGCTGGACTCGGGCTGCTGCCAGGGCAGCGTGTATCCCTCGCTCGAAACGCGGGTCGGATGCGGCGATTCGCCGCCCGTGTCGATGGTCCAATCGATCTCGGTGCTGCGCTCCACCGACACGTCACGGTCGGTGTCGGTGTGAGTGTGCCCATGCGAGTCGTGTTCGACGTCGACGTCCACGTCGCTGTCCACCTGCACGGGCTCGGACTGGGTGGTCTTCTCCTCGCGCCGCTCCTGGCGACGCTCACTAAATCGAGCCATTAGGGGTTCCAGCTCCTCGCTACGTCGACGACAACCCGAGTCGGGTTAGTGAGCGTAAACACGCGGAACGGGAGGCGCGCACGCACCCCGAGACCCAGCGAGGTCACGCCTTCAAAGGAGCCTGCCCATACCACCGAGCGGAACACGGGGAATCCCGACACCGATGGCAGGGCAGGCCGCACCTCTCCGTGGGCGAACACAACCACGGAAAGCCGAGCGCCTCCTGGCACATTTAGGACGCGTCCGGATGGATCCTCGGTGATGACGCTCTTGTACTCGACCCGGAAGCCGGGAACCGGACCCCGGATGTCGAGGACCAGCCGGTCGAAGCAGGGTTGTACCCCGGCCCTCACTCCGACCAGATCGCCCGAGATGGCGGTCGAGGCGCTGGCCTTCGGCAGCGAACCCCAACCAGTCGGGCAGCCAACGGCATTGGCAGGCGAACTCGCCCCCACTAACGCGGCTAGTAGTAGGCCGATCACGAGCATCATCGCACGGATCATGACACCATCACTCGATTCATCTTGAAGGGTTCTAGCCAGGCGTCGACTACGGCGTCTCCTGTTGTTCGGTCCCCCGGTTGCCCGGATCTGATTTGCGGTGGCCCAGGGTCGGTCTGATCTGCCTCGGTCGTGGCGGGGGGTCGTCCGATCGGATTACCCTCAGCGTCGGCCTGCGCCGTGAACGGCTCGGGAGAATAGACCGCAGCCAGTCGAGCACAGGCCCTCGCGATTGGCACCGGAGTGTTACGAGTGCCAGCATCAGCGACAACGACCCACTCCTGTCCGGCCATGATCCACCAGCCGTCAGGCATCCAGGTGTGACCATCGTCGTCAAGGATCCCGGTGTCCACGCCGTAGCAGAGCATCGGTAGGCGCGCGGTCCCCGTGTCATCAGTGACCACGCGGAACGCAATCTGGGTCGGTGCCCAGACGTGCCTAGTGTACCGGTCGATAACGACGCGGGCGGACAGGAGCGCTGCATCGATCTCCTCCGGGGTCCCCGCCGCTCCCGCATCCATCGCCTGTTGCTGGGTCGCGTACGGCGTCAGCGTCGGGTCCGGTTCCGGACTCGGGTTTGGTGTCGTCATCTTCTGGCCCCCGATATCGCTTGGGCGGAATGGGCGCCCGATCCTCAGTCACGCTAGTGAGGGGTGACGTCGGGCTGGGCTTCCAGCGCGTCGTACACCTTGTTCATGTGGTCGAAGCAGAGCGACTGGCCTGCGAAGACCACGCTCGCTGGGGTCATCTTGCCGCCCTGCGAGCTGAGGTAGCATGGCCCGCAGACCAGGTTACTGCCGCCGCTGTTGTCGGCCGGGGGAGGTGTGGGCTCGGACATTTGATCACGTCTCCTCATCGCTTTTTGGTCCTTCCGCGCCCGTGCCTGGCTGAGGCCGCGTTCGAGATTCGTGCAGCCTTCTTCTTAGACATGCCTTGGGCGCGTAGGGCCTCGTACACCCTGGGGTGCTTGAGTGACCGGTACTTCTTACCGGGCACCGCTGCCGCCCCCTCCGGGCGTACCGCCCTTCTGGACGGCGTTCTGGTGGAGGTCCCGGTGCGTGACGCACAGGAGATTACCGTCGATCATGATGATGCCGTCGGTGTTGGCGGGTCGATCTGCCACCGGCATCTTAGCGCACTTGACGCACATGAAGATTGGTCCGGTCATTACGACACCTTAACGAACGCAGGCGGTGCGTAGACCGCCAGCTGGCACCGGGTCTCTGCGAGCAGGACCAGGATGTTCTTCGTGAAGTTCACGTCGTGGCTGTCCGACATCAGGATGCGGACGCCCGGCTTGCGCCAAAGCGTGGCGCCTTCGTGGTAGGCGCCGACGAGCGCGGTGCCCACAGTGATCGAGGTGGTCGGCACGACCGGGAGACCCCAGACCCGAGGCGCGCTGAGCGACGCCGGATCCCGGGTGAAGAGGAACTGACCGGTCGTGGCGTCGCGCGTCAGCTCGATACCCTCCCAGTCGGTCGGGTGCATCACCACGCCGGACGGCGTGTAGTTGGCGATCTGGAGCTTGGTGATCGCCTTGCGGACCGCGACCAGCATCCCGTCCGTCGAGACGGCCTGGGTCTGGATGCCCGACACGTTGAGGATGCCGCGCATGTTCGGCGCGGTACCATTGCCGACGAGGCACTGCGTGTCGATCCGCTTCTCGACGCCCCACGACAGGCGACCCTGGAGGTAGCCCGTGAGCTGGGAGTCGTCCTCGGCCGCCTGCCGAGTGATGGGGATCCAGTGCGCGATCGTGGCCAGGGTCGAGCTGGTGACCGTGAAGGTGATCGCGGCCTCAGGCTTGGCCTGACCCTCCGCCACCTCGGTCGCGGCGTTCGTGAAGCCGGACTCCACGACCCACTCGATCACGTTCGACGTGGCGACCTGCTGGTCGAAGAGATCGGCTACAACCAGCGGTGCTTGCGGAGCAAGCCAGATTCCGGGTCGCCGCGCGTTCTGCGGCGGGTTGGTCGTGGTCGTGACCAGGGTGCGCAGGTCGGTCGCGTTCGGCAGCGAGAGGATCTCGGCCGACCCCACCATGCCGCGTGCGCGGTAGTTGGTGACGCCCTCGGCGAGCTGCTCGCGCCAGTTCTCGGGCACGGTAAGCACCGGAGCGGGGGGTGCATCTTCGGGCCGTCGCTGACCGCGCTCACTCGGGTGAGGCGCGTTGGGGTCGCCCGCAGTCGGGCGCCACCGCTCGACAACTTCGAGGCTCTGCAGGCGACGCCTGCGCTCGTTGGTCGCCTGGGTGATCTGGTTGCGTCGCTCCAGCTCGGACGCGATGTGGTCGGCCCGAGTGGCGTGCTCCTCGGTCGCGTCGTCGGAGTCGAGGATGCCGAGTACTTCGTCGCGGGCAACCCGCAGCTCGGCGTCAGTGAACTGGGTGTAGTCGGTCGGAGGATCGGCAACGCCTGTCCGGTCGCGGACGTCGGTCGCGCCGAATGCCCGAGCACGGGCATACTTGATCTGAGCCCAGGTGGGCCTGTCTGCCACGGGGAGCATTTCTGCCCTTTCGGATTAGATTGACTTCAATCGGAGTCGCGCTCTCGCGATCCGACGCGCGTCTGTGGCAGACGGAGTTTGACGCGCGCTTGTCATGTGCGACCCAGGCACCGCCGCCATCCGGGCGACGATCTGGCTGACTTCAACTAGCTTGACTGCGATAATGCGGTTGGCCTTCTCCTCGTCGAAGATGGCCGATCGGAATCCGACGCTCAACTCGGGGGCCGTGCGCGACTTAGCACGGGTTCGAGCGTCCCTACCGTCTCGGGTGTCGTCCCACCACCCTTCGATCCAGAGCCCCTCGGCGCGGTCACTGGCACGGAAGATGCCGACCGGCTGACGTGGATCATGCATCCAGCACAGAGCGTACGGCTCACCGTCGAGTCCACCGGCCGACCAGCAGCCAGCCGCG